GCGCGGACCTCCGTAGCGCGGACCTCCGTAGCGCGGACCTCCGTAGCGCGGACCTCCGTAGCGCGGACCTCCGTAGCGCGGACCTCCGTAGCGCGGACCTCCGTAGCGCGGACCTCCGTAGCGCGGACCTCCGTAGCGCGAACCTCTGCGGCGCGGACCTCTGCGGCGCGGACCTCCGTAGCGCGGACCTCTGCGGCGCGAACCTCTGCGGCGCGGACCTCTGCGGCGCGGACCTCGAAGGCGCGGACCTCTGCGGCGCGGACCTCTGCGGCGCGGACCTCCGTAGCGCGGACCTCCGTAGCGCGGACCTCCGTAGCGCGAACCTCTGCGGCGCGAACCTCTGCGGCGCGGACCTCTGCGGCGCGGACCTCGAAGGCGCGAACCTCCGTAGCGCGGACCTCGAAGGCGCGAACCTCTGCGGCGCGGACAACTGGGAGCACTTGCTTCCAGCGAGAACAATTCTTCCGGCTGGCGAGCTGATCGGTTGGAAGAAGTTGCGGTCCGGCGTGATTTGCAAACTAAAAATACCATCGGAAGCAAAGCGTGTTGGTGGGCTTATTGGTCGCAAATGTCGCGCAGAATTTGCCGTTGTCCTCGAAGGAGAAGGCGAGAGCAAACACGCGGACGGGTTCATTTATAGAATCGGGGAAACAGTCAAACCTGCTGATCCGTTCAACGACGATCCGCGCATTGAGTGCGCGTCTGGAATTCATTTTTTCATCACGCGAGAAGAAGCTGAAGCTTATTAATTAAAGCAATGACACCAATCCAAACTTACAACTTCAGTGCCAGAACAGCCCGCGTGCTTGACCAAGCGGGCGTCGAAAGCTTCGATCAGTTGGCGCGGCTCGCTCCTGAGCAAATTAACCAGATGCACTACTGCGGAGACGGAAGCAAAAGAGAGATGATCGCTGCCTGTGTTCGCGTGCTGCACTACATGCCTGATTGGGTGCGCGGAATCTGGATTAGATCCTCTAACTATGTGGAACTTGACAGCGCCCCTACCCACATGGAACAAGGAAAGCTCACGCTGCTTGCCGGGCCATATTCGAGAGCAGAATCTCCGATGCTTGAAAGCGCAATCGCCAACATCTACGGGATGCGCTGGCTGATCTGCGATACCCCGTCCGGAAAGTGGCTCTATCGGGACAGTGTGGGATACAAAGAAGTCGAGCCGGAGAAAGAATAACTTATGACATCAAAACCACTAAACAAGCTCTCGTTCCTGTCCGACGCACTACTCGGTGCACTGGTTGTCTGCAACGAGATCGATACAGCCGTAGAGCTGCTAAAAGCTGCGATTCCCAACATGCAAGCCGGGCAGGCGGTGACATTCACCACTGACGAAACTGAGGCGCTGAAACTCGCAAGCAGCGAGCCCGGCAGGCTTGTGTTCACGCTTGGAGCGAATGAAGCGGTGATAACTTTTTAACCGATTCCAAAACACATCAAACCAATAATAAACACAACTTATGGCACTAGACTTAACAAAACCAGTTCAGACACGACGGGGAGGAAAGGTGACGATCTGGGATGCGTCATTCAAAAGAACAGCATCAGACATCCCGACAGTTTACGGAAAAGAGGAGTTCGAAGGCATTGCTTACTGCAGAACGTGGCGCGCTACCGGGGAGTGGGACACATATAGCGGACGCAATTACCTCGACCTCGTCAACGTTCCCGGCACGCTGGATACGTGGGTCAACATATACCAAGACGGCGCTGCTTCGTATTGGTCCAACCGCGATTATGCCGATGCATGCGCAGTTAAAGGCCGCATCGCCTGCGTCCACATCGTCCAGGAATACACGGTTGGGGAGGGACTCTAATGCCAGACACCATCAACACCGACGAAGCGCCATACACCGAGCCCACCTCCGAGGCCTTCGAACTGCTCTACTCTCGCGGCCAGCGCATGGAATCAATCGCCGTTGACGAAGAGCCTGGGCTCAATTTTCCGCAGCTATCGAAGATGTGCAAAGACGTGCGGCGCGGATACAAGCAGTTTATGGCTGACCGCGGAATCAAGGAACGTCACCGCATGCGCGATACCATCACATCGTCGGCCCGTGCGGCTGTGGCAGAACGCGAGATCAAACGCAAACAGAATTTTCGTGCGGCGGTTGCTGCGCGGAGGAAGAAGTAACACAACAAAAGCGAAACTTATGGCAAACGAATTAACAGTCCACCAACAGAACGTAGTTTCATTTCGGAAGCTCGCCGAGAACCCGTCATACATGAACAGGTTTCGGCAGCTACTGAACGACCGCGCTCCGCAGTTTGTCGCGTCACTTGTGCAGCTCATTTCGAGCAAGACCAAGCTGGCGAAGTGCGACCCCAACACCGTTTTTGCCGCCGCAATTACAGCCGCAGCGCTCGACCTTCCGATTGACCCAAACCTTGGGTTTGCCCACATAGTTCCTTACGGCGACCAGGCCCAATTTCAGCTCGGTTACAAGGGATTCATTCAGCTCGCCATCCGGACCGGGCAATACAAGTTTCTCAACTGCTGCATTGTTCACGAAGGAGAACTCGAGGGGCTGAACGAGCTTACCGGAGAGGTTGTCTTTAACTTGAAAAGCCGCACATCTGACAACGTTATTGGATACGCCGCTTACTTCAAGCTGATGAACGGCTATGAGCATGCCGAATACTGGTCTTGCGCAGAAGTGGAAGCTCACGCCAAACGCTACAGCCAAGCGTACCAGAAGGGCTACGAAACACCATGGAAAACGGACTTTGACGCAATGGCGCTAAAGACCGTCATCAAGTCGCTGCTCAGCCATTGGGGAATCATGAGCGTTGAAATGCAGCGTGCGCTAACCAGCGACCAGGCCGTGCGCAAATCCGTTGATGCTGAGGAAGTGATTTATCCGGACAACGAGACGCACAAAACAGAGGTTGAAGTCTCGCCGGAAGAAGTCAAAGCGTCATTGAAGCTGGCTGAAAAGGCGTCATGAATCTTCTACAAGCATCCGAATGGGCTCCTGGCAAGGAAGGCTGTTTCATCGGCCTTCCGGCCTCGGAATATCACCGAGCACACGGCATGTCTCACAGCATGTCGAAGCACATGGACCCACCCGCGTGTCTCCCTGTTTACCTCACCGAAGAGCGCGAGGAAACAGCAGACATGCTTATGGGTACGCTGGTGCATCACATGGTCCTGGAGCCTGACAGGCCGCTGCCGAAGCTCGCGATCAAGCCGGCAGAGATGAAGTTCAGCACGCGTGAAGGCAAAATGTGGCGTGCGTCAATGCTTGCGCAAAATCAGGTCATCATCACTGAGAGCGATTACGAGCGGGTTCATGGAATGGTTGCGTCGATCGCAAATGATCCTGACTGCCGCGATTTGATTGGCGTCGGTCACAGCGAGGTCAGTTGCTTTTTCAGAGACCAGCAAACCGGAATCATGCGCAAGATGCGCCTCGACTGGCTTCCGGGAAACCCTGCGAATTACCTGATTGACATAAAGACCGTCCAAAAAGGACACGCGTCAAAGCGCGGGTTTGAGAAGGTCATGAAGGATCAGCGATACTGGACCCAGGCATCATGGTATCGCGACGGGTGGAACCAGCTTAACCCCGATGGCGTGCGACCAAAGTTCATTTTCATCGCGGTTGAGAAAGAACCGCCTTACCTGATCGGAATTCACCCGGTAGCGCCGCGCACGCTGGAAATCGGGTCATCGCAGAACGCACTTGACGTTGCGAGCTACGCTGAGTGCTCCGCAACCGGCAAGTGGCCGGGATACGCGGACAAATTCTCCGAGGTTGGAATAGCTGATTGGATGCAAAACGAGGTGATCGAAAAGGCTCATTCCGCGTGGCTGTCGAAGCTCGCGGCAACAACAGAATAATATGGACAAACTCAAACAACGAATGGCGATAGCGAAAGCGTGCGGAATGGATCGAGATTTTCTAAACGACCTAAACGCGATGCATGAGGCGGAGAAGCATCTCGACTCGAACGGACGTTGGCTTGACTACACTCATGCGCTTGCCGAGCTGGTCACGCCGGATCAAAACAACGAATACAGAACAACTCTTAATTGGACAATCGTGTGGCCGATCCTTAGCGCATCAGCCGTACAACGCGCCGAGGCCTTTCTCCGCACCATCGGTAAATGGGAGGAATGATATGCGCTGGACCAAAGAGCAACTCAACAGCTACGAAGCCCGCCAAGCGGCAACACGCGACACGGCGAAGCACGTTGACCCGGTGAACATGGAGTCCGACCTGCACGCGCAAATTAAGGACGAGTGCGACTCCCGCGACTGGATTGTGTTACACAGCCGCATGGACTGCAAAACCACGCGGACGCCAGGGGAATGGGATTTTGTGATACTCGCGGATAACGGCTTGACGCTGCTTGTCGAGTGCAAGGCGAAGAATCGCAAGCTGACAACGGAACAACTCGCGCTGCACGCACGGGCCTATCGCAAAGGGCACTGGTCGACATGCGTACACTCATACCAAGAATTCATGTCGTGGGTGCTGCCGATAATTCACCCGGAGATGCGAGGTAAGGATGTGCCGAAGATGGCGGATTAAATTAGAAAGACTAACAATGGAAATGATAAACAACCCCACCGATCAGAAAATGCTACAGTGCCCGTTTTGCGGTGATTCAAATGTCCAGGTATTCGCGTACGAGAATAACCGAAGAGGTGTTGTTTGCGAATCGTGTTGGACGACTGGACCAATTCGCAATTCCAAAGATGAAGCCATCGCTCAATGGAACTCCATCGACCGCTCGCTTTCAATGGTCGCTGAGTTTCACCGCGCTTTCGGGCATCCGATAGAGGAAAAGTTTTCCGTCACAAGCGAGAAAGTTAACCAGCTACGCGTGGATTTAATTTCAGAAGAAAACGGAGAGCTTGACGAATGGCTGCTAGCCGCCGAAAGCCTTTCAGATCTTGATCAGCATCTCGACATGGAAGATGAAAAGGTCAAGGAGGCGATCACGAATATCTTTGACGCATTACTTGACATTCAAGTTGTTCTCGACGGCGCGTTCCTGGCCTTAGGCTTCCATCGCTACAAAGCTGCCGGGTTGGCAGAAGTCCACCGCAGCAACATGAGCAAGCTTGGCGCTGACGGAAAACCGATCTACAGAGCGGATGGGAAGATCCTCAAGGGGCCGAAATATTCACCGCCGGATCTGCGAAAGGTGCTTGGGTTATGATGACCGAAAAAGAAGCTTGGGTAATGATACGAGATGCGTTTCATAGGTATGCGGAGACGGGAAAAAATAGCGGATTGACAATCGACGGAATCTGCACGGCGATAAGCATGCTACACAACAAGCAAAACCTCATCACAACAGATATCTGCGAGTCAATGAAATCAAAAATGATTCGCCCCGAGACGGATTGGCATGGTGCCTTTTGGTGGCCGATTGACGAGGTAGGCGCCCGCGAGCGCGTCAAATTCATCGACGAAATTTTGAAAACTCTATGACCTCCAGCTTCAATCTCCCATGCGGCTGCACCGCCTCCGACATATCCAGCCCTGAACCGCTGGAGTGCGAAGAGTGCGGGGAGTGGTACTACGGCGAGCGGCCGTTGGAGATCGGGGACGTGGTGAGGTGCGAGGAGTGCGAGAGAAAGGAGTCGGAATGGACAGAATAGAAATCGTGCCGATATCGCTTGAAGAGCCGGAGAAATCAAATACGGCGAAAGGCTTAAAGCAAACAACGGAAGAAACGCTTTGCTTATCAAGAAGCTTTAGACCTGGCCATGTATCTCAGGCAGGCCGTAGAAGAAACTCGAAAGGAATCATGACAAACGAAGAACGAAACGCGGTTTTGGAGGAGGCTGCGAGGCATTTAGAAACGTGGAGGCTAGATCGCGACGGACAGGCAAAACATAAAGTCATCCCCTACACCGTCTATGTTCCAGGTCAAGACGGCTTCGTTGTGGAGACTGTCGAGGTCCAGGTTCCGCTTAAGTTCGACACGGAGCTTGGCGTCTGGGAGCTGACCCCTGAAGCACATCTGATTATCGAGAGCAAAAAGGCTGAGAGGATCAAGGCGCTGAAAGGATAAATTGTGAGTGAAAAAGCAAAAATAAAATCGTTTCGCGTTCAATTTACCGAGTGCGTCAAAGACGGTTTCACTAAGCACGTAGTCTACCGTCCGGTTGAGTGTAAGCGGTTTGGCGGAATGTGCCACGCGGCTAAAACAGAGTGCAAAAAATTAAGGCAATCATGAGTGAAAAAACAAAAATAGACTGGTGCGACAGCACAATTAATTTCTGGAGCGCGTCGAGTTCATCAACAGGTTTATCCTTCCGCATGTCCAAGAAACCACCAATGAACATTGAACTTTTAGCCGCCGATATCGCGTCCCGAGTGCCATCAATGGCACAAGACAGCCCCGTCAACAACGTTGAGACAATTAAGGGTCGAATCGCAATCGAGATCGAGAGATGCGCGAGGAACAGCAAACTCGAAAGCAAATCCTTTAGCGATGCCCGATTTGAGCTGTGGTCTCACATGTCAAGCGAGCACAACTTGACGCTGATTGACTCCGAGCTTGACGACATCATTGACCTCGCTGTGCGCGTCCACCAGTTCGCGATTCGCGATGAGGAAGATCGAGAAAAGTATCTTGATTTATGAGCAATTACCCAAACAGCGGCACTTTAGGCGCCAATAAATACAAGCAGCCCGGAACCAATCAGGCGGACTTTCGCGGTAAGGCTGCAATCACCTGCCCGTGCTGCCAGAAGGAGTCGGCTTTTGCAATCTCCGGCTGGACTCGGCAGGGCAACAGCGGAGATTTCACCTCCCTGCGCTTCGAGGATCAGGTCAGCGCGGATAGGAGGAAAGGACAGGTCAAGTCTGAGAGACCACCGGCGCAGGAGAGGCCAGCCAGCAAACCTTGCAACGATGACGATGTGCCGTTTTGAGCATGAAGCCATACTATCAGGACGACTACTGCACGATTTATCACGGCGACTGCCGCGAGATCCTGCCGACGCTGCCGAAGGTGGATCTTGTGCTGACTGATCCGCCGTATGGCATTGGGTTAGATACTGATTACGCTGAGACAAGGATAAGAACGGACATGCTTGATAAGCGCAGGCACGGGTGGAATTCAAGAAAGCACCTTCCGTCAATTCATGGAGACGATCAGCCTTTTGACCCTGCGTTTTTACTTGGCGTATCGTCGCAACTAATGCTTTGGGGCGCTCAAAACTACGCGAGTAGGCTTCCTGATAAATACTCATGGCTCGCGTGGGATAAGCGCGACAATCGAGGTGCAGATTGCAGCCTTGGAGACTGTGAACTCTGTTGGTGCAGTGGTGTAAAATTCAAGTCAGTAAGGATGTTTCATCATTTATGGATCGGATACCAGCGAGACAGTGAAGTTGGAGAAAAGGTTTTGCACCCAACACAAAAGCCGGTCGCGCTTATGGCATGGTGTATTTCGCTAGCCGATAATCCTCAAACCATTCTCGACCCATTCATGGGCTCTGGAGCCACGATCCGAGCCGCGAAAGACCTGCGACGCCGCGCAATCGGTATTGAGCTGGAAGAGCGTTACTGTGAGATCGCGGCCAGGCGGTTGCGGCAGGAGGTCTTGGCACTTTAGAAAGTCTTATGGATGTATCATTACCTAACAGACCACTCCGAGAGCTGCACCTGTTCGCCGGGGCAGGAGGCGGAATCCTCGGCGGAATCCTTCTCGGACATACCACAGTATGTGCTGTCGAGATTGAACCTTACTGCCGAAGAGTCCTGTTGCAACGTCAGCGAGACGGAATCCTGCCAAAATTCCCAATCTGGGATGACGTTCGAACATTCGACGGGCGACCATGGCGAGGAAAAGTCGATGTCGTGTGCGGAGGATTTCCTTGTCAGGACATTAGTGCGGCAAACTCAAGAGCCGCTGGGCTCGAAGGCTCAAGATCTGGTCTCTGGTGGGAGATGCGAAGAATTATTGATGAGATACGACCCCGTTTTGCGCTCGTTGAAAACTCACCGCTGCTTGCAAAGCGGACTTATCAGCGTCACGTGTGCTTTTGCCGAGATGGGGTATGATGCGAAATGGGGAGTTTTTTCGGCTTGCTCCGTTGGTTTCTCACACTCACGCGAAAGAATGTTCCTACTGGCCAACACCAACGAAGATGGATGGAGTAATGAAACCTAATGAAACGCGAATCAGAGAAATTGAAGCAGGGTTCTCTCCTGGGCACGGCGGGGGTTGCAGAAACCTCAGAGAATATGCGTGCGCCCGTAACCGTAAAATGGATGAATCCGGATTGGACAGAGTGGCTGATGGGGTGGCCGATCAATTGGACCGCCTTAAAGCCATTGGAAACGGACAAGTTCCAGCAGTGGTTAAGCTCGCATGGGAAACGTTGAGTGGTATTTAAGCCGTTCTTATGTTCGCCAAACTATTTTCCCGGATCACTTAAATTTGCCGCCCCAGTAAGGCGGACTTACAGAAAAACAGTATGCACCTAATGACAGCAAAAATGAGAGTAACGTGTGTTGAGTCAAACCAAACAACACCAATGCAGCACGTCGTAATGATGCCGGTTTGCGGCAATAAGCCGTTCGGACCAAACGGGGAGAACGAAGACAATACGTTCTCGCGTTACACACCCAGCGGAGAGCTGAAGCTGTGCATCACAAACCCTAATCTGCACGGCAAGATCTACGAGGGACAGGAGTTTTATGTCCACTTCACCGCGCTTAAGAACAAAGAGGCCCGTGCAAAGGTGCTTTACGAAGCCTATTGCGCCAACGTTGGCGGAAAGGCGTTTGACGGAAAGCCGCTTCCTGACTGGGATGCGTTCCGAGCTGATCCAGCAAAGAAGGTTCAATCAGACGCCTGGGTCGCGGTCGCCAGCCTGTGAGTGCGTATCTGACGACAAAGTGCCCGGAGTGCGAAGGCATCACCGGGCACTGCCTATGCAGTTTTCTCGACAAAGACCGCGTTGAGTTCGATGGCGTAAAGTGCCGGAAATGCAGAGCGAAGAGCAGACCCAAAAAACTTAGAGGCCCGTTCTACCGTAACCACAGAAACACGATGGCTCACGCAACACCGAGTATTGGGCCGTATTATTAGAGATTATGTTCGCCAAACTCTTTTCCCGCATCACAGAATCCAGCCTCATGGAGCAACCCGTCATGACTCGCTGGGTATTCGTCGGACTGCTCGCTATTGCCGATCCTCAGGGCCATGTGATCGGGACGGATGTCGCCATAGCCCGCCGATTGAACGTGAGCCCTGACGAATTCCTTGAAGCCCTACAAGCGCTAATGGCACCCGACGCGGACAGCAACAGCCCGGAGATGGAAGGGCGGCGCGTGGTCGAATCCGATTGCGGGCGCGGATACCGGCTTGTCAATTACCTGACCTACCGGAACATGAGAGACGAGGAGCAGCGGCGCGATTACATGCGGGGATACATGCGGGATTACATGCGCAAAAAGCGAAGTCAACACACCGATGTTAGACATGTTAAACATGTTAAACTTTGTTTAGCCCAAGCAGAGGCAGAGGCAGAGGCAGAAGCATGTACTACAGTGATGTGCGGTTTTCAACCGCACGTGTCTGCCAAAAAAGAGCAAAGTATAGTTGACGCTAAGCATGAAAAACCGGCTCAAAAAGACCTGGCGCTAGAAGTCCAGGAATCGAAGCCGCAAATAGGGAAACTCATCGAGGAGATTTACGCCGCTTATCCTCGCAAGGTAGGCCGTCCTGCGGCTCTGGTTAAGATCCGGCGCGCCCTATCGAAGATCGACGGCGGAAAGCTCCTGGAGTTAACCAGGGCTTACAGCGATGCGGTTAAAGGAACAGACCCTCAATTTGTCCCGCACCCGGCGACGTGGTTCGGGCAGGAGCGATACAACGATGACCCAAAAACATGGAAACGAGATGGAGACAACCGAAACAACAACCTCAACTCAGGAACGGAAGGAGCATATGCAGACTGCGGGAAACATTAATTGGAAGCAATCAGCACCGCTGGCTTTCTCTGGCCGCATTAACGGGAAAGAGGTTTTTTGGACAACTATCGAGTCTTATGGTGTCGAACTTTTCACAACACTTACTAATGCTGCTGGAGAAAATTGGACAGACTGCGGGGGCGCATTGAGTATGCTGCTATGCCAGTCCCAAGAAGAGGCCCAAATCAAAGCTGAAGAGGCGTTCTTAAAATGGCTCAAAGAAATGGGGCTCGAAGTCAAGAAGCCGCACCGCTGCGATACCTGCCAAAAGTGGCTTGATGAGGTGTGCCCATGACAGCCGACGACATCACCAGGAGACTGGTGTTTGACCTAATGGGAAGATCGACTGTCATGCCGAGATTCACTCCGAATAACTGGTGGGAGTGCGACGTTGCCGAGCTTACCAAGGCTGGTTTCCTGAGGGAGTACGAAATCAAGGTTAGCAGGTCTGATTTTTTTGCAGACCGAGAAAAGTCAACGCGCGAGTGGAACAGAGAAACGCATACATTCGAGATAGAAAAGAAGCACGATTTGCTTGCTTCTCGCGACTCCCGTGGACCAAAGCAGTTCTACTTCGTATTCCCGTTAGGACTGATCACAGACAACGAGATTCCCGAATGGGCTGGATACTACACCGCGACCGAACGCCAGGGCCGCGCAGCGCCGTTTAATGTGCGGCTATTGCGTGTTCGAAAGGCGCCTGTGCTTCACACCACCAAGGCCGACGCTGAGCTTTGCAACGCGATACATGCGTCAGGATATTGGAGATTTCTTCGAGCGACATACAAAGGAAGCGCTCCGATTATTGGAGAGCAGGTAGAAACAGAGGTGTGCCAATGATCACAACCACAATCAACAGCCTGCTCACCAATCGCCCGTCTGTCACAATCGACCCGAAAGCCGATGCGTACGATTGGGGGTTGGTAAACGATCACAAGGACATCGACCGCATGCTGACTGCTGCAAAGCGGTTCTCCACAGGAATTCTGCTTGATGAGTCGCCGAGGTGGCTTACGCTGTTGGGCAGGAGCGGGTCGGGGAAAACGCACCTCGCGAAAAAGATCTTGGAATTCTGGCGGGCTCGCGGAAGGTGGAAGCACGTAAACGGGATTATCGGAAACCTGACAACCATTGGTGATTCGCGCTTTGTCTCATGGTTGAAATACCTCAACCGGCTCAGAGACGGCCAGCGCGGGGAGATAATCAGTATTAGCGAAACTCCTTTTGTGGTGATTGACGACATCGGAACGGAAAGCGGATCTGATTTTGCGAATGAGAAACTCTACGATTTACTCGACTCCAGGTGTCGAAAATGGACGGTGATTACCAGCAACCTGGGCATGGAGCACCTGCAAAAAATCGACACCCGCATCACCTCACGCATGATCAGGGGTGAGAGCGTGGTTGTGGAGACACAGGTTGAGGACTGGAATTTAAGGAGGAGGAAGGTATGACAGCAGAACAGATCGAACTGTTGCGAGCGCAGTTTGCTTCGTCGTATGACCTCCAAGGGCTATCGGTTCAAGCCTGCGAAGAAATCACAGGCGTAAAGTATCCGTACGAAGGCGGAATTGCTGGACACTTCCGATGGCAGATCGAAGTTGAGGCCAGGATAAAATGGATGCACGCAGACGCAATGCTTCGAAACATGCCGGATCTGCGGCAATAAGCGCTGCCCGCATGCTGTGGATAAGAGCATGTTATGCACCGGTAGCAATGAGCCGAACCAGGTTGCGACACTGGCAACAAGTGGAGCTAATGCAGCTATTGAAGTGCTGGAGCGTGAACTCGCCGCGCAAATGGACAAGGTCAACAGCATCAAGCAAGCGTTATCCACTGTGCGCAGCGTGGCCGCTGAGCAGGCTAAGGAAGGGAGGATGGTAAATCTATGCCGAACGATGCTGCGACGCATCCTGGGGCAAATGCGCGCAAAGGAGAGGTAGGCAAAAATTGCCTAGTAACGCATTAATATTCACTAGGCAAATTCTGCCGGTAGGCAAAAATTGCCGCATAACGTTAAAGGAATCTTTTAGCCATACGGGAAACTGGTTACCGATGCACCGCGTCATTAAGCCACGCGGGGTCAAAAAACTTTAAGCACACATGATGCATAACCATTCACTATGAGCAAACCAGATAAAGACCGCCTATTCGAGAGCATCGGCCAAGCCGCCGGAGCCCTGGAAATCAGTTCAGCAATCATTAGCGCGGCTAAAAAAGCTGGCTGCCCAGCGTTCAAGGCTGGTGGTCGCGTCCGAGAATCCGAGCTTATCGAGTGGATCGCAGAACACGCAACCGCAAGCGAGGACGGAATGACAGACGAGGAGTTTTTTAAATCCAAAGGACCGAAGTACCGCGAGGAAGTCCGCAAGCTCAAAATCATCAATGACGAGCGCCAGGGGAAAAGCGTGCTAAAAGTCGAAATCGTCGCAGCCATTCAACGCGCTCTATCTCAAGTCTCACAGATTGCAGAAGCAAAACTTGTGAACGAATACCCGTCAGCCGTCGCTGGTCTTGACGTTCCGCAGGCCCGCGTCTATGGTCGCAGATTATACGATCAGCTTATGATCGAGTTTAGAAAACTTTCGAAGGAGTTTCCGGAATGATCCGCTCCGCCTGGGAATCCTCATTCCGCCGCCGTGACCTCCGACCGATCTACGAATGGTCACGCTATAACACAGATCTCCAGCCGCCACTCACAATCACCGGTCCTTTCGACGTTGACCGCTCCCGCCATTTCATCAAGCCGCTCGAAGCACTGCAAAGCGACCGCGTCCGCGAGGTGAACATATTGAAGCCCGTTCGCGGCGGCGGCACACTGATGGCTGACATTTACATCGCGTGGGCTCGCGAGAACAATCCAGGCCCTACCCTTTTCCTGCTCCAGACCGACCCGGTAGCAGATGAGCATTTCCAAAACATTTTAATGCCGACGCTTCAAAGCGTTCCGAGCATTAAGCAGATGCTGGCCAACCTCGGGCGTTACGACGTATCGAAGCGAGTCATTGAATTTGCGGACGGCAATAACCTGTGGGTCTATGGCCCGTCAGTAAACAACCTTCAAACCAAGGGCGTCATGCACCTAGTCATGGACGAGTGCTGGCTGTATCAGGCAATCATGACGGAGGCTGAGGGGCGTATCGGTGACTACCAGCGCGAGGACCGCAGTAAAATCGTCCGCATCTCCCAGGGAGGCCCGGCGCCGGGCGTTGAGATTGACAAATGCGGATGGAATCGCGCTTGCGAATCCGGCCAGCGTCACGAATGGGAAACCGCATGCTTGCACTGCGGACAACGATACGAGCCGGTTTTCTCCGGACAACGCGCAGACAATTCATTTTGGGGCATCACCTGGGACCACCACAAGCTGGCTAATGGAGACTGGAACATCCCGCGTTGTTTGGAGACCGTCCGATTTGAATGCCCACACTGCGGAAAGCCCGTGCTCGATTGCCCGAAAACGAAAGCCGAGTGGAACCGTTGCGGCGACTACAAAGCGTACGGCGAGGACAACCCTAAGCGCAAAACGTTTCACTGGGAATGCATCATCGCTGACCCGTGGGAGGAGATAGTCAAGCTGTGGCTGGAAGCAGACAATGCAGCACGGCGCGGGGGCTTAAAACCAAAGCTCGCATTCTACCAGAAGCGCCGCGCAATGAATCGCGACGAGGCTTCCCTGCTCCGCCTCGGGCTCAATCTCCACCGTGAGGTTTACGAGATCAATTCCGAGTGGCCGGAAGAGCGGATGCGGTTCGCGACGTTTGATAAACAATCAGAGGGCCGATACTGGGGAATGATCCGCGCATGGTCAGAGAATGAAACAAGGGGGCTGTGGTTTGGCGAGGTTTTCGGAGAAGATGGAATAAAGGAACTTGTAACTCGGTTCAAAGTTCCTAATAATAGGGTCGCTGTGGATTCGGCATTTGAGGCCAAGGGAGACAGGGGCGTCTATGCGATGTGTGTTCGCAACGGATGGCTAGCCATGAAGGGCGACAAGCAGCTTGGATACACGCACGTCTTAAAGCATAACCGCCGCGTCAACCGCTCTTACGCTCCACTGGAAAAGGCTGACCCAGAGGCTGGCAAATCTGGCGAAGGCCGCAAGTATTGCCCGTTCCTTCGGTTCTCGAAGCACGCGCTAAACGGAGCCGTTCAAACCTTGATCGACTCCGGGCGCTGGGTTGAGCGTCACAACGAGAATGACGAAATGGCCGCTGAGCTGGCCGCGCAGATGGCGGCACGCGTCAAGGTTGTTGATTACGATAAACGCACAGGATTCGCACGCACATACTGGAAGGAGACCAAGAACGATCACGCCCGAGACTGCGCCAACATGCAATGCACATTCGCAATCATTGCCGAACTCCTCCCGGACCCAGCAGCAGAATACAAAACCGACAGTGAGAAAAAACAGGAACAACAAGCAGCCTAACTTATGCTCTACGAACACGACCCAGCCGAGGAAGCAGTTTGCGAGGATCACCACAAAACCCTGGAGTGCGTATGCATGTCATGCGGCAAACCGGGTGACGCGATATGTCCGCACTGTCACAGCGAGCTAGGCCCGGATTCACCAACAGAGGACTACGGCTTCCGCCCAAGCACACCACAGCAGTTGCTTGCGAAGTTCGCGGAATGGGCGCGAGAGCTAACGTCATCACGAAATGCAAAGTTCCAGCTCGCGTGTTTCCTTGTAGCAGCAGGCGATGTCAACCTAGACGGTATCAGTATGACTGATATTGCAAAAGAGTGGAATGTAAACAAAGCAACCGTCAGCAAGCAGTGCGTCGCCATCTGCGCCCGCCTCGGAATACCCCCTTCCCGGTGGATGAAAGACATTGAAGCGAAGCAGTCCTACCGAAACAGAAACGTCAGGAAGACAAAAACAACATGACAACCGAACTACAACTACCTTTGAAATTCAGTGCCGTTGGCTGCGAAATCAAAGACATGTCGCTCGAAGAGTGGGCGGCGTGCGGCCACAAAATCCTCCGTGCATCGTCTTCGCTGCAATGGGTTCTCGGTGATTGGGCGGAATACGGCGACAAGCTCGGCAAGCTGAAGGAATGGGCGGACGCGAACAACGTCAACGTGCACACCCTGCGCAAATACGCGCTCGTATCATCCAAAGTCGACCGCGTGAACCGGCGCGAGAATCTGTCGTGGTCGCATCACTCCGAAGTCTCAGAGCTTCCCGCAGCAAAGCAGCTCGAATGGCTGGAGCTTGCAGAGCGCGAGAACTTGAGCGTTGCGGCGATGCGCGAGAAGATCCGCACCAGCACGCCGGGGAAGAACGCACTGCTATCGGACGGACCTGTTTTGCGCACTGTAGGAAACAAGGTTGACGATGTTCGGCATTTTCTGCTCGGCCAGCCAGATGAATTCTGGACAAAGGAAAGAAAAGACGGATGGCGCGAAAGGCTGCGCCCGCTGGTTGAGTTTTACGAGCGGCTTGGGTAGGATGTCGTCATGGCCTACAAACTACTTTGTGGAGTTGCTGCAATTCTTTGGATTGTATCGCTGTTTGCACTAACCCAGCTCTGGCCGGTCGGGCTTGTCTCGGTCTGTCTATGCACGATGATTTCGATAATGCTTTATAATACCAAGATTCAGTAGCTGTAAGCGTTGACTTCGCGCCTATGGCGTGAATCCGTTTATCGGTCTTTCGCGGGAGAAATTGGAATCGGCGCTGGCTGCACGGCAAGAGGACTTGCTAGCGGCTAGCGCCCTTGTGCGTACAAAGGGCGGCGACGTTGAGCAACAGTCGCAGTTAATCAATTCCACCGAGCGGACAATCGAGCTTATCCTACGAGCTTTAAACCGCATCGCCCCGCTGGACTATCCGGACGCAGACATTGCGCGTAATGACCGCGTCAAGATCACCTACTGACATATGGCTGAGCAACCATTCAGATTCATTGACCGGCGCGGGACGGGAAGCTACGCGCAAAACACTCTGATCCAGGCCGCGTCCAGCAAGAATGACAGGCAGACAATCCCGGCCCAAGATTACGATTTCCATCGCACGATTTCCACCAGCGGCAGACGTAACCTTGCCAGCCTTGGCCTATGGATGTTTTGGAATATACCGGAGCTGCAAGGGGCAGTGTTGGAGCAAGCCGACCTCGCATTGTCAAGCTTTGCTCCGCAGTTTTACGGCGAGGACCAAGATTGGGGATATCAAGAGGAGCAATGGCTGGAATCGTGGCACAACATTTTTGACGTTGCTGGCCCACCGTATGACGGCAGGTTCTTCCGTCAATCACTTACACTGCTTCCGATCGTGGTGGGAGACATGGGCATTTTACTAACGCAAGGAGAGTCCGGCTACCCGATGATTCAACTGATCCCGTCGCACCGCATCGGATCCAGGTCGCAGACAGAAAGCGTGGTCAAAGGAGGGCTATACGATGGCGCGAGGATCATTGACGGAGTAATCGTCAACGACTACTACCGCCCGATTGCTTACCGGGTTTTCATGTCGGATGACTCCAACGGAGAATATCGCGACATTTCCACGCGGGATATGGTGTTGCACTTTTACCCCGTGTTCCCAGGTCAGCTTCGCGGGCTGTCGCTTTTGGCGTCGTCGGCTTTTGATTGGCAGGACAAGCGAGAGTCAAAGCGTTTTGAGATGATGGCTCAGAAGGCTTGCGCGGCAAATGCGCTGATTGAGCACAACGAGAGCGGAGAGGCTGATTCAGCAAAGGATTTTGTCACCGGAAGCTCTGCAGCGTCAGCGACAGCAAGCGGAGCCCCGGAAATGAAGATGCTGGACGGCGGCATCTATCGCTATTTTAAGGCAAACACCAACAGCAAACTTGAGCCGTTTCACTATGACCGTCCCGGCGCAAACTCTCAGCGTTTCCAGGAAATGCTGGTGCGCGATGCCTTCCGAGGTATTGAATGGGATTCGTTCTTTTCACTCGATCCTTCCGCGGTTGGAGGCGCTCCTATGCGCGTCATTGTGGACCGAATAAACCGCGTGCTCAACAAGCGCCGGGAAGCTGCCCGCAAGACATGCCTTCGCGTCGATACATACGGAGTTGCGAAAGCAATCAAGAGCGGGTTCCTTCCTGAGAATAAAGAGTGGTATAAGATTTACCACTACGGACCCGGAGACATTACAGCCGATCGCAAATACGAAAGCGACGTTGACTTACAGGAACTCGGGGCAGGCGCGACAACGCTTCAACGTGTTGCGGCAAAGCGCGGCGACCACTGGCGAGACGATGTCCGGAAACAACAGGATGTTGAGATTGAAGACCTGCTAACCCGCGCAAAGGAAAAGTCTGACAAGTTCGGCATTTCGATTGAGCAGGCCGTAACGCTATTCCGCGAGACTGGAAGCTACAGCACGATTACGAACACCACGGCAAAACCAGAAGACAAACCGGCAGCAAAACCAATCGAGTCATGAAGCAATATCCGCACATCGTTTCAAAGCTGTATTACGAGCCGCTGATTGTCACCAGGGCCAGGCATGCTGCCATTTGCAAAATCGTTGACTCGCATATGGCGCGGGTTGAGTCTGGCGAAGCCAAAGAAGAGATGGAGGAGAAATGCGGCTATTACCAGGTTGGCAATACCGCCGTAATCCCTGTTCACGGCACCATTGTCCGGCACGCTTCCGACATTCCAATGAGCGCATGCGGGTGCGGGCTTGATGACGTATCTGCAATGATCGACGTTGCGGAGTCTGACCGATCAGTCAAGCGTATCATTTTCGATTTCAACACTCCCGGTGGTGAGGTAACCGGCACGCCGGAAGTTGCTCGAAAGATCCTTTCCATCGGCAAGCCTACTGTTGGTTACACGTCGAGCGAGTGCTGCTCTGGCGGTATGTGGCTAGGCATGCAGTGCCAGTATTTCTACGCGGCAGCGTCGGCCTGTGTTGGATCAATCGGCGTCTGGTGCGCTTACATGGATCTATCCGCGCAGATGGCGCAGAACGGCGAGCGCATGCAGGAATTCCACGCCGGGAAATACAAGACCGCTGGTGCATGGTGGAAGCCTCTAACCACCGAAGAGCAAGCCATGGTTCAGGCAAGGGTTGATAAGATTTACTTGCAGTTTAAGCAAGCCGTTAACTCCCGGCGCGAAGTTCCTGACGAATACATGCAGGGCCAGATATTCGATGGCGAAGATGGTGTAAAGGCTGGTTTGGTTGACGGGATTCTAGACGATCTTTCCGACCTCATGGACGATTAGTTTTGTTGACACCATGCCAGGTGCGTATGGCATGGACAGTTTTCAACATCGGAAAGGCGAATGCTCAAATCGAAGAGCTTAAAGCCGAAGTATCCAACCTCCAAGCGCAGATCAAAGCCCAGGCCGATTCTGAGCCTGAAGCCATTGCCGCGCTGCAATCCGAACTCAAGACGTCCGCTGATTTGCTGACCACGGCCAACGCGGATCTCCAAGCCGCGAACGAGTCCGCCGCGAAGCTCAAGGCTGAAAACGAAAAGCTCGCCGCTGAGTGCGCCGACCTGAAAGCTAAGATCGCCGGGGCCTCGAAAGAGATTGAGGCGAAGGCCGCACAGAAGGCACTTGAGATCACCGCACAGCAGGGCCAGCCCCCGCTTGCCGCACTCCCTGACAGCAACCCGCACAGCGCAAAAAAGGACGAGCCGCAACTGCACGGTTTCGCCCGCGTGCTTGCCGCTCAACGTCTTGAATCGAAAAAGAATTCCTAACCAACAAACTTTATGGCCTACGCTTATTTGACAGCTCTCGACCTCGCGAAAATTAACGGCACCGACAAAGAAATCGGCGTTATCGAGGAAAACTTGAACGCAGCCCCGGAACTGGCAATGTTCCCTGCGGCCACTATCGGCAAAATCAGTTTCACTACTTTGCTGCGCACGGCGATTCCTACCGGCGCATTCCGCAAAGTCAACGAGGGGACCGAGCCGACGAAATCCACCTACGCTCAAAAGCTCGTTGAGTGCTTCTACTACGACGGCCAGATGGAAATGGATGTCGCCGCCGCCCAGCTTTGCGATGAGGGCGAGGACTACGCTTTAGCCCTTGAGGCGACCGGCCACGGCATGGCCTACGTCCAGACAATCGGCAAACAGATTTGGTACGGCAGCGGAACCGGCGGAAATTCCAGCGGCTTCCCTGGCGCTGTCCAGATCGTCGATTCCAGCTACGTTACCGACGCGGGCGGAACCACAGCCACGACTGGTTCCAGTGTTTACGGTGTCAAGCTTGGGAACCAGTTCTGTCGAATCATCTTCGGTCGCGACCGCGTTATGAGCATTGGCGAGTGGCGCAAGCAGACCATCACGCGCAGCTCGAAGGAGTTGACGGCTTACAAGAACAGCCTTGAGGGCTGGATCGGCGCCCAGTGGGTCAACAAGCACGCTGTCAGCCGGATTAAGAAGCTGACCGCTGATTCCGGCAAGGGCCTGACTGATACCCTGCTCGGCACGCACCTGGCCAAGCTGCCCGTTGGCATGCAGCCGGATTACTGGTTCATGACATCTCGAAGCCGCGAACAGTTGCGAGCCAGCCGAACGGCGACCAACCCGACAGGCGCACCAGCACCGCTGCCGACCGACGCTTTCGGCATCCCGATTGTCGTTACGGATTCCCTGCTCAACACCGAGGCTTTGACGCTCTGAGCCCCAAAGAAAGGATCACGAATTATGGCTAACGAATTTGCGAGAAACATTCAGGACGCAAGCCTTAACCCCGCTGCGTTCGCGCTTAATAACGGTGCTGGCTCAACCCAGTCCGCCGTCATCGACCTCGGGGCCGATACCTACAAGCCAGACTCTATCGAGTTGCAACTTGACGTTCCGGCGCTGAATGCGACGATGGTGCCCGATACCAGGACGGTCAATTACATCATCGAGACTAGCACGACTTCGGCTTTCTCTGCTGTTGCCAAAACCATCCTGAACGATCAGGTTGCCGGGGCAAGCTCCGCTGGTGCTGCGGCATATTCCGCGCGAGTGCGCATCCCGAGCAACTCCGCTCGCTATGTCCGCGCAAAGGTGACTCTCGGAGCTTCAACTGGCGACGCATCCTCGATTTCTGGCACCCTGACGGCTCGCTTCTGAGGTTGGTTGTTGTGTTGTTCATCAAGCCGGGCGGACATGCATCCGACCCGGCCTTTTTCATTTCTATGAGCAGAATAGGAAATGCACTCACGAGGGGCCTGGCGCAACTCGAATCAGACGCAGGAAACATGACGGCTACGATCTCCGGGAAGCCGTATCAATGCCTTAAGAACGAGACTGCGGACATGATGACTCTTACAGAAGGTGGGCTGTCACCGTCTGATTCCATCGTGCTGTTGGTGCGCTGTGCTGTTTTTGCCGCGGGTGAAGAGCCGCGGTCAAAATCGCCTGTTGAGTTTGACGGTAAACGATACGTCATTGGTTCAGTGCGCAAAACTCTGAATGCATTCTACCGGCTCGAATGTGACTGCGTCGATAAGGGAGTTTAATGGCAAATACCGTCCAATGGAATGACTCTGTTTTCCGCAGCGGAATAGACCGGTTTGCCGCCAAGAAAAAGGTTGATACAGCCACGGCGGTCAACCAGGCGCTCCTTGACATAGCTGTGGATAGTTGGAAGCAGCTAGGACCGCAAAGCGACACAGAAGCCCAACGGCGTCGTGCGGCCATTAAGAGGCTGATGAATGAACCTCTTTCAACACTGATAAAGCGTGCACATAGCGGGAAGCGCAAAGGCATGTATTTGCCTCGCGTCGCTAAACGGAGACAGCTACAGCGAAAACATTTGATAGCTCAATACTGGGTAGCTAAACGCAGTGGTACCGGCCTATATGGAACTAAGATGCTGCGGTACTCAGGAAAGATGTCACAGAATAGGCAGAAAGGCGTCGGCTCGGTTAAAGCTGTTCTAATGCCTGTGATCAGAGCCTTAAACGCTGGTTCTAAATACCGCGTATCGTTTAATCGCCTTTTTCTAGGCATCTCACAATGGCCCGGCAGCACCGGCTACGGCGGACGCGGTGAGGCGCAACTCGCTAAGATCTCTAGCAACCCACGCGCACTATTCAAGCTGTTTTACCACGCACGAAAGGGCCAGGGCGACAAGATCCAGCATGCCTACGACTGGGCTGTCGGCAACGCGTTTTTCTCAAAGAAACAGCACTTTGCGCAGCAGTTGCAGAAAGACATGGACGCAGAGGTAGCAAAATTCAACGCGCAGCAAAAATGAACAACATCCTATCCAAGTTCGATAACTCCGTTGCCGCTTTCCTGTCCGCGAACGACGTGACGGCATACCCGGCGAAACGCGCTTCGCAAAAGGAATTGCCGTTTGCTGTTGTATTCTCAAGCAAGGCGACTCCGATCAAAGATGCGCCGTTTGCTGGCTGCTACGATGTGACTTTAACGGTCGCAGTGAAATCAGAAATACTTAACGAAGACGGCGCAGTTGACGCAAGCAACCAGCTATTTGACACTGTGGCCGATCTGCTTGTCCCAGGTGGAAACAATCACCGCGACGGCACGCAGGTTGCAAGGGCAATCGAAGCTGAGGCGCACTCGAACAACATCGAAATCACAATCGAAGAAGTCACGATCGAATCAATCGAGGCTGAGCCCGCAGAAAACCACTGGCGCGACACAATCACAATGACGGCACGCTGTTACCCGTCGGTAATAGAGTGACGTTGACACTATCCACAAACCAAAGGCTAATTTATGGCATCGTCTCAAATAGCGGAAATTCAGACCGGTAAAGCAGTCCTGTATGGCATCAGGGATAATGGGACCGACTTTACTATCTCCGGTTACGCAACCATCATCCTCCAGGGCGTGAAGCCTACGCATAAGTTTGACTTGTCTGAGACGAAAGACGCAAACAACAACGATGTGTCTCTCCAGGCTGTCAACGAGCGCATCGAAGCAACGCTTGAATTTGTTCCATCCGGTGCCACCCGCGCCGCCGCCGCCGGTGTTGCTGTGTTCCTCTCCCCTCTGTCAAAAGTCACGACAGCAAACTTCCAGGTTGCCGCACTGAACGGAGACTGGCTCTACGTCGGAGATCAGCAAATGGATTTTTCCAACGGAGCCGCCGCAAAAGTCACGCTGCCTGTGCGCAAGTACGTTGACGCCACACAAAATGCGTCTCTCACCACAAAGATAACAGGATAGCTTATGCACGAAGCCGCTTTGGCGCAAGCGGCCTTGCCGCATCCGGTCTATGTCATCGGCCTCAGAATGAGGCCGTATTCTATTGGTCATGAGCTTTGGTTGATACGACGCGGGAATCTCCTGCTGTCTGGCGGGTTCACAAAGCGCGATGTTTACGACGCTGCGCTGGCGTGCTCTGAGTCATGGGGCGGAATTCAAAAGCTGTCATGCGACAAGCTGCTATTTCTGAAGACAACGCTTTGGAGGTGGAAGACTCGCAAGGCAGACTTCTCCCTGGAAGCAAAAGCATTCCTTGAATACCGCGCTGCCGGGTCGCTGTTTTTTGAGGTAGATGACAGCTTGTCAAGCGGGTTCGAGTATGGCAGGCAACCGGGCGCTCCATTCCTTTTGCGCCTCGCATCACTGCTAGTCACGAAGCACAGCGAGACATGGTCAACGGTATTCGATTTCCCTCTTGGATTAGCTCAAATGATTTACCAAGCGCACCTCGAGAGCGATGGCGCAATGAAAGTCTGGAACAGCGCAAATGAAGCATTCCGGAAATACATTGAGGAAGAAGAAGCGAAGGAGGCAGCATGCCGTCACTGATGGCCATTCTTGGTGTTGATATATCGCGATTCCAGCGCGGGATGGAAGACGCAAAAAGCGTTGCGCGTGCAGGCGGCGGCAACATCGCAAGAGAACTCGCAACCTCTATCGGTTCCGCGTTTACAGGGACTGCGATACTATCGAGCGCATCGCGTTTTGTTGAGTCGCTAGCCAACGAGGCTAAAGAGATCGACTACGGAGCACAAAAGCTCGATGTATCAGTTGAGCGATTCCAGGCTCTTAAATACGCGGCTGAAACAACCGGGGCCAGTATAGACACTGTAACTGCGGCCTATCGCAATATTGCAAAATCAGCAATCGAAGCCGAATCAGGAAACGCCGAGGCGATAGACTCGCTTAAAGCAATCGGCGTGCAGGTCGACGACATTAAGTCAAAGTCTCCAGATCAGATATTCTCTGAGATTTCAAAGTCCGTTGAAGGCGCAAAGCTCTCAACAGAGCAACTTGTCGCGCTCAACAAAGTGCTCGGGAAAACCTATCAAGACCTGACACCTGGATTGCAGCGCGGAGCCTTTGCGAATGCGCGTGACCCGTTCGCTGACGATGCTTCCGATGTGAAGTCGAATAAGAGGTTTTCAGACGACATGCAGGTGATTCGCGGCGGGGTTCGCAAAATTATAGACAATGCTCTAAGCCCGGCTGCAAACGAAGGAGGAATTATTAGTCGCGTTATCAAAGCCAACGCCGACGCAATCCGTTTCCTCTGGAAAGTGAAGCCTGTAAACGAAGGCGCTCCGGTCGACATGAAGTCGCAAGCCAAGGTTGAAGGCATGTCCACCCAGGAACGCGAACGCATCGAAACGCGCATTGCAACGCTGAAAAAGAAATTGGCGGAAGAGCAACGGCAATCGGATTTGGCGTCAATGACTACAGCGGAGCGCATTGCTTTTATCGACCGCGAACGCGCAGAGCTCCGCAAGAAAATGGCGACCGGCACAGACTCGCAAAAGTTGGAAGCTGCACTTGCCTTTGAGAAGTTAGGTCAAGACCGCACCGCATTAGTAAAGTCAGCCGAAAAGGAGAATAAACTCCAAATCACCGGCAGCCGAAACGAGCTTCAAAAGATCGGTGCTTACTCGGCGATGCAAGACACAACTATAACAATTCAAAAGTCCAGCAACGAAGAGTTGAAAAAAATTCGCCGCGTTCTTGAGGATCAATCTCGAAACGCTAACAACGGATGGGGCACGTCATACTAATGTCCACAATCATAACAGGCACACGAGCACCAGTTCGCCAGCGGGACCGGATAACTTATGATCCAAAAAACGGGATCGAGCGGCAAATCGTTTGGCAATGCCCAGACCCAAACGGGCTTTATTCAATAGCTGCATCGTTCGAAAAGCTTGGTTACAAATACACATTCGAGCCTGGCTTAAACGGCACAATCGTTGCATCTGCGCCGTCCGCTGATGATGGGCAAGATGAGACGGTAACAGACACATGGGAGATAACCGCTAACGAGTTGCAGAAGGACATTCGCGAGCACTGGAAATTTCGGCAGTTATCTGACTCTGTTCAATCTTCAATCAACGCGAACATAAAAGAGAGTGCGGAGTTATCGACTATCTCCCCGCCGCTCACCGGGAACGCAGTGAGTTTTTATAAGCTGATGAAGAGCGGGACGACGCACTACGCCGTTTCGCAGTTTGTCCTGAAGCACACAACTAACGTGTCGGACAGGTATCAAACCAACGTCTCAGACAAGAACGTCGAAAAGCTCTACACATTCGACCAGCTAATTGCAGAGGCTTCTGACGCGTCCCTGTGGGTCAACCCAATACCCGGGAGACTCAAGGCAAAACTGTTGAGCATTAAAGCGAATTACACTCCGACTGCCGTTGATGGCTACTCCTGGGGATGGCGCAAGCTCGCATCGACTGAGCGCAGCAACGCCAAAGGGCGTATTGACATTCAAACCGAATATTGGCTGGAGCAGTGGTCATCAACTCTCTACGAGGCTGTATGACACCGCGAAGACCAACAGGCAGCGGCGCACAGGCTGAGTTCATGCAGTGGGTTTACGACACTTTGATGGCTCAGCGCCCATGCCACGCGCCGAACCAATCAATGGTGGTCAGTAGCCGAGGAGTGCAGTATATACCGGCTGCTCAAGCGCAATCAACTCCAAGGTCAGGCGGCATGAGTTTTCGCGGTGAATACAGCCCGACATATCCAGGTGATTACGCTGAGCAGGACGTTGTGGTTGTGAGAAGCGGTCCTAATTCTGGTACTTTCGTGTGCGTTAAGAGCAAACCAAACGCGGCGAGCAACCCACCGAGAAATCCTGACGCTGGCGGCTATTGGGTTTCATTGTCTATCGGCTCAACTGTTGGTGAGTGGCTTTGATCTATGGTCACCGAAGGCCAACCAATCAGCGGAGATGAGGTCAACGCACTCGTTGCGTACGCTCAAACAAAACTGAAAAAAACCTATTCCGGGAAATGGCTGAAGAAACTGAACGACATCCGAAGGGATGCATACGAGAAGCTTTCAGGAATAGATCATTACAAGCTAATCACTAGCGGCCCATGGGGAGTTCTAGGAGGATCGAATAACCTCGCTGGAGACTATACAGATGTTTTTTGGATTGGTCCGCGCGAGGAAGGAAGAATAATAAAGTCAAAATCATCGGGATTTACGTGGCTTTACAACTCATACGGAAGCGGAGGATACAACGGTGTTAACTACCACAACCCAAACCAGAAGTCGGCCCGGTGGGAGTTCTGGATTGGAGGAGATGAAGGTGTGATTGTAAGGGCCGGAGATCACGGCATCGCTGGAATAGCTGTTGCGACTGTTGAAAATTATGATAAACCTCCAACAACCTCGCCCCCTTCTATTTCTGTATATACTAACATTCCAGGGCTAAACCACAGCATTGTTTACGTGAGTGGATTCCCGGACACGTATGAGCTTAGGTTTAATTGCGACTCGAAATCAGCCCCAGGATTCTACTACATAGAAATCACAATTACAGATGCTATTTATTCTCTCCAGTTAGACCAGCTTAAATTCGGCATCGAGGTAGCTGTAGAGTCGACTCAACAGACACCGCATGGCGGCATTAATGATTACGAAAAAATTGTTAGAATGGACGCCCCAAAAACCCCAGTGGCGGGAGTCGACCTAGACGTTCCTCTTCCGTTTGGTGTCTTTTGCTATGTTTGGGATTCTGTAAAGCAATCACTAAAGCCATATCACAAACTAACCACAGACATGTGGACTGTCACTGGGTCTGTTGGTAGGTGGTTCGCGAAAACTCAACCAATCAGAAGCCGCGAGGTCCAGCTTCAGGCTTACATAAACCCAAACACACCGCCGCCGCCTGGCCCGTGGTATGGACCGATCACAGATTTGTACAGGACCATTAACCCTGCTAAAGAGGAGTCGAAAGCAACTAATCCAAAGATCCTCAACGCGACACCAGCCATCACCTACCGGATAGCCTGTCACAACTGCCAGCGCGACACTGACCCACTTTTGCCGTTCAACGGATACCAGAATCCATTCTGGTATATACGCAAAGCGGTTGTGAGAAAGCTTCCTGTTGTTGACCCGAAAACGAAGATCGCGTCACAGTCAAGCAGCGCAGTTCCGTTCTCGCTCGGATGTTTTCGGAATGGCGTCTATGAGCCGTTCCCGGACGGGGCTAGCAGCGTTGGTCCTGGTGGAGCAACACTGGATGTAATCTGGCCGGTATTTCACCAGTCGCCGCTCGTCTACCAATGCACGGAAAGGCTTGCTGTCTTTGCTTATGTTAGCTGGGAGCTTGGAAGATTTGGTCAAGGTGACATTACGTTCCCAGTTCTGGCGGCTCATTACAACGACACAATGAACATGTTGCAGCTAATCGAGTGACGTTGACACATCCCAAAAGGAGAGACTATGGCGCAGTATTCTCTATACGTAGATACTAATTCCGGGACGCTCGTTTCCGGAACGATTTCAACCAGCGTCGGTGTGATGCCGAAGCTTGTGCAGGGAGATACAATTTCGCTTCGCGTCTACCTGCTTGAGCGCACAAGCACCTATCCTGTAAGCGCCCCTTATTCCGTCATCAACATCAGCAACATTTCCTTGCGCGTCGGCATCGGGCAAAAGACTGGGACTTCCGGCACCGCGCTCGTGACTCAGCAGTTCACCTGGGCGAAGGATCTGACGAACAACTATTTTTACGCTGACCTTCCGCTTAACACTGCTGGGATCGAGACGCTTATTGGCGCCGCAAGCTCCGGCTCTGCTTGGTTTGAGATTGAGATGACGCAGGGCGGATTTCCAACGACTGTCTTTCAGCAGCAGGTCACAATAGAAGCTGAGGTTATAGAGACTGGATCAATATCGGTTCCTGAAGGATTAACTGCTCTTTCTGCGGAAGAAGCAAGCGCGACTTATCTACGCAAGGAAAACACTGGATTTGTTATCGCCTGCCCAACTGATTCGACAGTCAAAGCATACCTCTACCTCGGCGCTGATGGAGCTTTGCACGTTGACCCGATCACACCATGAAAAAACTTCTTCTTATAGCTCTTTTCCTGCTGGCATTCTCGGCATCGGCTGCTGAAATTGTAACCGCGACTGTCACCGTCACGAACACGGCGAGCATAACGAACAATGCGACGATTACCGTCAACGGAATCACGCGGACATGGAAAGCGAGCGTATCAGATTCAGCAACCCAGATTGCGACGAATAGCGTGATCGCGTCGGCTGTTGATAATCTTTTTCTGCAATTCGCCGCAAACCCATTTACCGGGCTGTCTCTGTCTCGGAGTAGCACAAACGGAATCGTCATAAAAACTGCGCCTGGAGTTCCGCTTTCCGTGACGCTTTCAGATGGTTACGGCTCGGTCTCTCTTTCAACAAATCAGGTTGTATCGGCTGTCGCTCTCAGATTGCCGCACACAGTAGAGGCTGCTCCGCAACAGACCAATGTTGTATCGGCTTTGGTTGCGGCGGTTGGATCTGACTCGTCAACAAACTCGATTAACGAAGCCGCCCCTTCGGTATCTCGGCTTGTTGGGTTGACAAACAACCAGACCGTCAGCGGGATAAAGCAGCTCACGAATGCGGCAAACAAATTTGTCGGCAACTTCTCCGGATCAGTTAGCGGGTTGCTCGCGTTTGACGATAATCCGCTTGGACCTGACTACGGTGTTGGGTTCGCGTACTCCGGGACAAATGACCCTTCTGTTGTGTTTACTTACCCGCCTGGTTGGTTCCAGTCAATTCGGGTTGCTTCCACTTTCGGGCTTGGAACATCAAACACATCTGCTGTGATTAGCAGTCCAGACGATCTGTCAATCCAGATTCAAGGTCCGCTAGTGCTTTACGATTCCGCACTAAATGGAGACGTGTCAGGCGCGACAAACGCGAATGCATCAACGTTACTAGGCTCTGGACACATCCCAAGCCAGTTCATCACAAATGCTAATGCAATCACTTTGTCCGGGACTAACAATGTCACTGGTGACTTAGCCTTTCCGCGCTACGCTGTCTCGTCTCTAGCAAATGGAAACAACGCAGCCGTGGCTGTAGGGACCAACGTATTTATTGATGTGTCTGGACCCACAGGAGCGTTTACGATTAACGGCATCAACGCTTCTCCAAACCGCGACGGAAAGCTTATAATCCTAGTCAACCGCACCGGAAATAACATGACAATCGCGCACGATTCCGGCGTTGACCCAACCGCATCTAATCGAATAGTGACAATGACAGGAGCAGACCGCGCGACCACTGTAGACGGGTCCGCGATGCTGATTTACAACGCGTCTATCTCACGCTGGGTTTTGATTTTCTTGGAGCCATGAAATACCTATTAGCAACTCTGCTTTTATCGGTCAACTGCTACGCCGGGACCGCGCTGTTTACGGTTCGCACGTCCGCCTCGGTTCCGATCACGAACGCGACTTGCTACCTACTACCGGGCGGCGCCAGCACGAATGACAACGCGCTGAATACAGCAGACCGGCTGGAGTACATCACCGACACTAATGGGAAATTCTACGCGTCGAATGTGGTGCAAGGTGCTTACGCTCTTCAGGTGCGCGGCCCGTTCACAGTGACAACCCGCTACTACGAGTTTCCGGAAACCAACGGTGTATTTCGTGCTGAGGACTTCGGAGTCTCAAGCAACTCCACTCCTGGTTCAACAACAGGATACACCAAGACGCAAGCCGATGCACGTTACTGGTCAAAGGACGGTCTTCGAGCTGGTAACAATTTGACATACCGAACAAATGCCGGACGAGTATATATAGACGCTCAGGAGGCAACGAGTCCAACCAACGGCGTTACCGCCACCACCGCAACCAACATTGCAGTATCCATCGCATCCGACACCAATACAGCGCTTCTCACCTCGATCAACACCGCAAGTAATGCGGCCTATACGGCTGCGGCTGGGGTTGCATCTGGACTGGACGCGGCCAGGCGAGCGGAGATATACACCGCCAGCAACGCTGTGATCTCGACTCTCCGCAGCGATGCGCGGGAGTGGAATGTAAAGCAGTTTGGCGCGAAGGGTGACGGGGTGCTCGTGAATCAGACAGCTACTATAGCGGGCTCAAAGTATGTGACATTTAATGCGGCGGCATTTACGCCGAACGATATTGGGAAAACTATCTCAATCGTTGAGGCTGGCGCCGATGGTCTGAACCTAACAACCACTATTGAGTCAGTGAGCGGTCCAACTGCGATCACAATAGCGGATGCGGCTTACAGCGCAGTGCTCGACAGGACTTCAGTTTACGGGACAGACGATACGCTGCCGATCCAAGCGGGTATGGATACAACAGGCACAAATGGCGGCGGGACTCTCTATTTTCCGGCGGGTATCTACATGGTGGCTGGTGCGCTGCGGGATGTCGGGGCCGGCCTGCATCACAATGCGCAATTGTGGTTTCCCGAACTGCCGCCGGTTGGACAGACTTCGACGCGAATCAAGCTGGCTGGCCCAATCAGTCCTTCGCTCAGGCAATTTGCTGTGGTGCCGTCTCAGCGGTGGGGCATCGTCCCAGGCGCTGCGGTGCTGTGGTCGACACTCGTCACGACAAACGGACGGATGATGCACTGCGCAAATTATACAGCATCAAGCTATACCAGCCCGACAGACTCCACGGTGAAGTTCAATGCGGTCACGGTGGAGATTCGCAATTTGCATTTTCGCGTGGTGCCGAATCCAGGACTGACAGCGCTGGATCTCACTGGTGCGGTAACATCGCACATCGAAAATGTGGTCGTGGATACGGGTTGGCAGGAGTATGCGGGTCCGCAGCCAACCAACACAACATCACGCGGGATTTGGATGCCGCACACCTCGAATGCAGGCGGGGGATCGATGGTAACACGCAACACGATCATTGGTGGATTCTACACAGGCATCCAATTTCAGGAGCACTCACTCATCGAGAATGTGACAACGTATGGGTGCTGGTATGGATACTACCCGGCCTTCGGCGGGCACAGCATGAAAATGGTGAATTGCAACGCCGAGGGTTGCAAATACCAGATGATATCTCGTGACTACGCATCTATTATCGACGCGGAGCTGTCAATCGAGAACTCGCTGGCAGGCTGGTGGGCTCCCGGCTATCTGCTTGACGACAACGGCGCACTTGGGGGTGAGCTACGGTACCACTATCAGTATCAGACGGCCGCTCTGCCGCTGACAAACACCGTCAATGCAGCCACACCTGGCCGTTTCCTGGATATCATCCAGTGGAGACCATATATGAAGCCGCGATACCCGCTCGTGCAAGCAACGAACCTGACCGGAACGATTGACATTGCGCGGCTCCCAGCGATCCCGATATCGGGTGTGACTGGCCTTCCAGCTGCTCTCGCATGGTTGACGAATAACATTGGAGGCGGCAGCACAGGCGCGGTCTCATCGGTCAACGGGCTCACGGGCGCTGTCACGCTGGATGCTGCTGATGTTGGGGCTGAGCCAGCGCTTGGATTTGCGCCGCAACCTGCGACCGCGAACGGAACCAACTGGGCCTCGATCTCAACCAACATCATCGCGGACCTCAGGCAGGAAATCGCGGATACGACGCTGGATTTTATCCCGCAGGTAGGGAGCGCAAATCTAACCAACCTGTCAGCGTATTCCGCTAACTCATTCCTCACATGGACAAATTGGAACCCCGGAGACCCATCAGACTACGATATCGTGCGAATGCAGCCGATAATCGCGGGATCGGTGGTCGCTGGCGGGTGGATCGATTTTTGGGAGACAACAGAGGAATGGCACGTTGGTCAGATCGTGCATGCTCCGGAGTTTATTGGCAGTGTGAGTGCCGCAAACCTGACGGGGACGATTGACGCTGCGAGGTTGCCACCAGCCACGACGAACGCCATCTTGGGCGGGATCAATCTGAGCAACCCGGCAGCGAATGCAATCTACATGTTGTCAATCACGACCAACACGACGCTGGGGAATTTCGGCAACATGCACGCGAGCGAGTTTCGAACAGCCCAACTGTGGGTGCAGAATACGGCTGGTAGCAACTGCACCGTGGCGCTTCCTGACGGGACCAGGTGTCCGGATGGGACGACGCTGTATTGCACGAATGGAGGGGTGCGCGTGATCTCGATCGGCGGCTTGCTCAATTTCACCAACGCGATTTCGAGGGCACTACCATGATGGCGATATTGACATTCTTGACGGTGTTGACGTGCGCCTCAGCGTGGGGCCAGGCGTTCAGCATTTTCGATCCGGCAATGCAGGGGCCTACTCCGGCGCCTACCAGTGGCGCTGTGAATTGGTCATCTTACGGAACGCTGGTGATGCATTACGACGCAAGTGCGATCGCTGCTATAGTCGGGCAGCAGATCAATTCTGTTGAGGATTTGTCACCTTCTGGCGCATACGATCTTACCAGCGCGTTTGGACCATACTGGACAAATAATCCATCCGAGATCATGGGATCTCCGTGGCTGCAATTCCGGGCTGGCGGATCAACATATCTCCGCAACCCATCGACCGCATCCATAACCCAACCCAGCACTGTATTTGTGGTAGTAAAACCACCGCTACAAAATTGTTACATTTTTGACAGTGGAGGAGATAGCGCCCGCAATGCGGTATATATTGGATCGCTAGATAAATGGACTTTCTACGCAGGTAATCTAGAGGTGCAATCAACGAGTACCGTCAATGAGTCAGATTGGTTTATTGTTTCTGTGAGGTTTTCTGGCGCGACATCAACGTTGAAAACGAATGGAGTCATCGCTGCATCTGGCAACGTTGGAACAAGTGCGCAAAAAGGATTGACAATAGGAGCGCGTTACAACCTTGCGAATTTTGGGACGATGGGTCTGGCAAAATTTTTGTGGTACAACGGCACCATGACCACAGAAAACGAGGCTGCTGTCATTGCTCAGCTTAACTCAATCTACGGGGTTTATTGATGCACATGACCATCTCCATTCTCCTCCTGCTGTGCCTGACCGCGCTGGCCGCTGTGGAGAGGCCGGTGTCACTCGCGTATGATTACGAGGGCGACAGCATGTCAGCGTTCCGGCTCTACGGTGCTCGACCGGGTGGAGATTGGCAGCTACTGGCGACAAATGACGGTGGGACGAATCGCGGGTTTGTGGTGCAGGTTGCGCCTGGCCAGTGGGTGTTTCGCGCTACTGCGGTGGATGCGGATGGCGTGGAGTCTGACCCGAGCAATGAATGCCGGTTGGGCCGCAGGACAGGGTTTAGGGTGAGGAAATAAACCGATGAAGATGAAGAAACTCTTATCGCGATTTGCATTTGTCTTTCTGACAGCGGGAACATGCGGAGCCGCTACCGCAGCAGCACCTGCCATTGACTCAGAGACGAATATACCCATCGGCGCAGCCGTCGCGGTTATCGGTGTGGTAGCTCCTGCTACATGGTGGCTATCTCGTAAATTCACCGCGACCGATTTAGCGCTGTCAGAGATCAGGTCCGAACTTGAGGCGATCAAGAAACGGTTGCCTTGATACGAAAGGAAAACTTATGAAGAAACTCGCATTTATTGCAGCTCTCGCGCTCGTCATGACCGGCTGCGTAGGGAAGGTTGTCCCGCAAACCAAAATCACCGGAAGCATCGGAGGCAAGCCGTTCGCGGTTGTAACGCCGAAGGATAGCGACCTGGAAGGCTTTGAGGTTCGCGCTGAAACCAATGGAACAGTGACAGTCAAGCTGCAAAAGCTCACAGCAAAGATGAACCCAGAGAACATCACGAACACCGGGGCCGCTCAGGCTGCGATCATTAACGCAACTGCCGAGGCTGTAAGCAAAGCTACTGAGGCTGGGTTGAAAGCTGCCGCAGCGGCAAAGTGATATGCGAGCCATCGTAGCAGCCATTCACGGAATCATGACAAAGCAGACCACGGTTTCGTGGCCTGACAAGCTGGCATCATGGATGTGGAAGCGTGATCCCGGAGTGCTCGTCATCAAGAAGGAGTATCGCGCCGGGCCGTTTCCGAAAATCAACTGCCTGCTCAAAGATCCTGTGATCGCTCGCGGTCTCGCGGCTGAGATCATTGACGCATGTTGCGAGCGCGCTGGTTGTCCGGTGTGGCTAGTAGCTCACAGCAACGGCGCCGTCATCGCGTTGAAGACGGCGAAGATACTAATTGACCGCGGCTATCGAATCGCTGGTCTGATACTCACCGGAGCGGCCTGCGAGGCGGATGTTGAGAAAAACGGAGTCGCTCAATGGATCAGGGATGGCTCGCTGCGCCGCGCAGTCGCGTTCTGCGCGGACGATGACGCAGTCCTGGGCGTGGTTGGCAACCGCTTCGCCCGTATGTTGGCCTGGCCCTATGGCGACCTTGGCCGCGTCGGGTGGCAGAATTTTGACGCGTCGATGCCATACAAGACCGTCTGGCTCTACGGCGGGCACTCAACATATTTTACTCCGCAGAACATTAGCGAAACTTTTGCGCGGATTCACCGGATAATCAAAGCGTATGAACTGTGCCGCTGTCCCACCCGGAACAGCCAACGGGCTGCCAGGCACCAGCGCGGACACAAGCAGCAGAACTCCGTCCTGCCGATCAGTGACCTGACAAATATTTGGCCGGCCAGTCGGCGACGCACCTTGCGCCGCCGTCCTCATTCCGCACCATGCGAAAATTAGTCGCCCCGAATCTGGCGGCGACTGCCCTGGTTGTCTCCCGCGGGCATCCCGCAGCGGCGACCGCGTGCGGGATGTGGGGCCGGTCTACAACCGACGCCAGCATGCGCTCGTTTTGTGTGCCCCGCCAACCAATGTTGGCGAGCTCGTTCTGTCGTGTTCGCTCTTTCATTCTATTATTTTATCTAGATTTCTGGTTTAGTTGTTTATTTGGACGTCCCGGACGTCCTCATCTTCGCCCACCGCTTACGCACTCCGGCCATAGCCGCCTTTCGCGCCTGCTCGCTGGTTCGGGCCTTCGACTTACCGCGTCCGGCCTGACCGTTGAGCCTGGCACCTTCTCGCCGGACCAGGTCGTCCGGTATATGGGTGTTACAGTTGGGGCAGTTCATGCGTCCATCCATGTCGGTTTGGTTAAAACAAATGCGCGATCCCTGCGCGCTGATAGTTTTCGCGCAGGACTTCTGTTGCCTCCTTGCGCGTCAACCCAGACTTTGAGCAGGCCGAATAATAGACGCGCCTGCTAATCTCGCCGCGTCGCTCAGCGTCGGCGTAAAACTCATACTCGTCTGATAGGCTCTCGGCTTCTTGCATGATTGTTTTCGTGTTTTTCATATTTTCGTTGGTTGTTGGGATCTCCCGGTTGTGTGGTTATTCGCTGTAGTCGGCTTCCGCCGGAGACAGTTCACTCTCGACGTATTCACGGACAGCGTTTGCATCGTTCGCAATGTCGCGGTTGATCGCCAGCCTGTCACGAGTGTAACCATCGGCGCTACCGTCAACATTGTAGTGATACGATACCTCGACATAATAGCCACTGTCCCAGCCTCCGAATACGTTGCTGATTGAGTCGATTACGAGTTCCGTTTTGTTTGTTTCTGTATTCATCATGTCGTCATCCTAGCGCAACCGTTGCGCTCAGTCTAGAAGTATTTTTTCGATTCTGCGTAAGTCGTTGATGGGTAGTGAAATCAGATTGTGGGTTAGCCGCCTCCTATGGGGTGTTGTTATATGTTTGTGATCCATCGGGCACTGCCACCCTCGACTCCCACGCGGATCTGAGACGGGAAGCTCGTATTACTCTTGAGTTCAGCCGCTCGATTCACTCCCCACGCTTCGGCATCGGCCTTGGTTTTGAAGTCCTGCCGAAAGTCGAGCGTTATGTCCTCGTGGATGAACCCGTCGCGAGCCTGACTACCTATCACCCAACAGACAAAGATTCCGCCTGCGATCTGAGTTGTGATTTGGTCTTTGGTTTTCATATTATTGTGTGGGTTGTTGATTTACAGCGCCCCGCCTTTCGCAAACTGGTTCACATTGCCGTGGACTTCGCGCATCACTTGAATGTATTTAGCGCGTGAGTCTTTGCTGGATACTTCTTCCTCGTTGAAGTCGCGGGCCTTGAGCATTCTCTCGACTTCCGAGGCTTCGGATTCCGTTAGTGCGATCTTGCAGATTCCACCGACATAAGCATTGCCGGGGCCGAACGGCTTTGTCCTGTTAACCATGCCGCTCGTTCCGATTTGCTGACCATTCAGCGAGACATAAGCTGTTCCGTTGCTTACTTCGATCACCGCTTCACCGCGACTTGTTTGCTTTGTAAGTTTCACCATGTCGCCATTCTAGCGCAACGTTGCGCTCAGTCCAGAACTATTTTTCAGATTCTGCGTAAGTTGTTGATGTGTAGTGAAATCGAGTTTCACCAAAACAGCCACAACATGAGCGTGGAAAAGGCTAGTAGTGCGATAATTGCGGTGACAAATACCAGAGCTTTAGCGAGTCTTTTCAGTTTCATAAGGTGCTGTTATTGACATGGGGTGTATAGTTGACCAGCTCATCCGCCATGCGCGGAAGGAGTAACGGGGCCGTTATGCGGCTCCAGCATCGCATCCACCCACGGTGTGAAGCGCGTTGGGCTTCCGTTCGCGGGGGCCTTCATTGATCGCTTGACTTTAAGTTGTCACGCCTATCGTATTTGCTCATGATGTAGATTATCTGATCAAATCTTTTCGCGTTCTCGGTCTGAGCTTCCCTGTGCGCCTTCTGGATTCCAGCCAAAAGCAATACCAGCTCCTGCTTTGCGCGTATCTTTGGGTCGCGGCTTCCGAGTGATGCGGCTAGCAACACCTCTGTCAGTTCCTCTGTCGAGGTGTCCATTACTGCCGACATGATTCGCATTGCGCGTTTCAGGTCGCCAGACAACCGCGTGTTGAACTGCTCTTTTTGTGGTTTTTTCATAATTTCTAAATCACATAACACACAATGCTAGACGCCATAATATCACAGGTTGCTAGCAACTCAATTAAAAAATAGTTGTGCGATTGTAGTTTGTTGCTAGGATGCTAGTAAGTTAGCAACCTATGACGACGCAACTAAACACGCGAGTAGCAAAAACCCTCAAGCAGAAGGTCGCCAAGGACAGATTCCGAACCGGAAAGACCAACGACATAATTGTCGAGGTTGCGTTAGAGAATTTCTTTACTGCCTACTCCCCAGAACAGCGAGAGCAGTTCTATCGGGCTCACTCACGCGCACCGTATGCCGGTCTGAGGAAATCAGGAGGCGCCAAGTGAGCCCTGATGTTGTCATTTCAATTTGCGACCGCACCGGGAACATGGTTCGCCCGTGGGCTGAGGCTGGGTATGAATGCTGGTGTGTTGACGTTCAGCACTCAATCCGCAGGGACAGGACGGAAGCTGTCGGCGCTGGCCTGATTCACTACGTCTGGGGTGACTGTAGATCGTGGAGGCTACCAGAGTCAGCACGCGGCCGCGTTAAGATCGGATTTGGGTTCACGCCTTGCACTCACCTGTGCGTGAGCGGAGCGAGAGACCACAAAAAGAAAGCCGGATGGATGCTCGCGGATGCGCTTCAGCTTTTCGACTCTGTTGAGGTCGCGTTCACGTTTGGAGGCTTCCCTTACATGTTGGAAAATCCGGTGGGGCGTTTGTCATCGCACCGCCGCAAACCGGATTACATTTTTCAGCCGTGGCAATACGGAGATCTGTGGACAAAAAAGACGTGCTTATGGACCGGAAATGGATTTCGGATGCCTGCTCCGATCCACAATGAGCAGCCAGCGGGAGTAACCGAAAAGATCTGGCTCGCTTCGCCGTCTGATGACAGGGCCGACTTTAGGAGTGAGACCCCGCCCGGATTCGCAAAAGCTGTTTTTGAGGCAAACGGAGGTGCAAAGTGAATTTTGCAGGGAAGACTGGTTGTCTGAGCGAGCCTCATAAACTCGCTTTAGGGGGTTCGATTCCCTCCCCTGCTCCCAGTTTTAGGATGACACATGAAGAAGTAACACACACCCCGGCTGTCAGGTCGTGGGATGGAGGAAACTCTACGGAGGAGTCATTTACAAGCAGCGAATTCCGGTTTCGATTTTAGTTAACAAACGCAAAAACATGAGCGACACAACAACAGTAACAATCAAGCCCCCTAACTTTCAGCGGGCAACGTTCAAAATCGTAGGCGCAGCACCGCTGGTTATTCATCGGTTCAGTTCGAAGGTCAAGAACCAGATGAAACAGAAAATGGAAGAAGGCAAAGCATCTTCCAGCAAGAAAAATAGGGACGCCAAGAACACGGATAAAATTTACGACGCGTTCGAGCGTTACGCGAACGGAGATTATAACCGGCTCGCGTCGTTTGGGATTTGCGGCGCTCTTCACAAGCTTGAGCGCGAAAATCGTGTAATATCAGATAAGACTTATTGGACAATGGACAAAAAGCTCTGTGCGGATCTTATCAAATTAGGATTTGAACCGCTTGTAATTTGCTGGCCAACCACCCCAGAAGGCGCGGCCTCGCGCTGCGAATTCATCCGCAAACATTTTCTCCCTCCAATCCTACACAAGGAGGTTCTTTAACAGTAAAACTTATGGCACTCAGCAATTACTACGGAACTGCTCATTTTGGAAAGATAACCCCGATTGCGCTATTTAGCGACATCACGTTTGTTAAAGACGAGCAGACTAAACGCAGGATTATAGAGCATTGCTGCTACTACCACGCTTTAGCTGATATTGGTTCACACCCTGAGTTCGGGCTTGTTTGGCATACGTTGCACCATTCCGACTCTGTGTACAAAAAGCAAGTCGCAAGCTACTTCGCTAAAACCGATTTGCGTAAGCCTTCCGTGTATTTTCTGTATTGCCGGGAAGCTAATAGGGTTAAGATAGGATTTTCAGACAACAACAAAGCGAGGCTTAAAAATCACACAACATCCTGCCCGTTTCCGCTCGACGTGCTGAAAATCATTCCTGGTGACTTTAAGACTGAGAAACAACTGCACAAACGTTTTAAGCATCTCAGGAGGCATTTAGAATGGTTCGAGGCTACAGAAGAACTCCTTTCTTACATTCAATCGCTATGAGTACCACTGAAATTAAGGATCGGCTTTCTGCGTTAGAAGAGGTGATACATAATGGCCAGCGCACATTCGTCGAAGTCGGTTTTGCGCTCGCAGAGATAAGAAACAACAAGCTTTATCGCGAGACTCACGATACGTTTGAGGCCTATTGTAAAGAGCGCTGGGGGTGGACAAGGGGTCGTGCGTATCAGCTCATGGATAGTGCCGAGATCTGCCTCGGGTTGCCGTCCGAAATGTCTACCGTGGTAGACAGTGAGCGTAAAGCCAGGGAGTTGTCACGGGTGAAGCCAGAGCACCGCGAAGAGGTTGTTAAAGCCGCACAGGTTGAAGCGAAGTCTAAGGATCGCAAGGTTACTGCGGAAGACATCAAAGGAGCCTCAGAGAATCTGTTCCCGCGCTCCGAATCCGGAGTTAAATCAGGACTGGAGCCGGAAAAGCCACCGATGGAAGACTACTCAGACCAAGGCCAAAAGCGCGACCTGGATCTCGCGTGTATCAAGACCAACATCGAGGCCACGGTTACGAACGTCATTCACTACGCGCCGAAAGGTGAGATGTCGGCGTTCAAGCTGTTTCTTGAACGCGAGGCGGCGCGGGTTGGGATGGTCGTCCGGCAGTATCAGGCGGAAGCGAAGAACAAGGAGAGCTAATATGGATTACGTGGACGTAGAGTATTATTTGCCTGAAACATGGACTGCTGGAGCAACTGAGGCGTGGCTTTATCGCAGGGCTTCGGAAAATGGAAAGCGTGAGCTTAGCACGCTGATTGAGACTTCAATCGTTTTCCCGCTGCGATTTCACTTAACCATCCGCACCCGCTTCCTATGATCCTCACATTATCAATCGCGCTAATCATTCTCGGCCTTTCGTTCCTTGTGTTCGCATTATGCCGAGCTGCAAAAAACGGCGACCGGATGATACAAGGCGAGATCGACGCGGAAGAGTTGACCCAGATTTCCCGGAGCAATAACCGAGCCTCTATGCGCTCAATCATTGGGAGGATACTTGAATGACATTGTGGATGCGCGTTACCTACGCGGCGTTTCTTGCGTTGACATTTGGACTCGCAACAGTCTCGGTAATCATCGTCATCACTCAATAATATGCTAACAGAACAAGAAGCATGGCAGGAGATCTACGACGCCTTCGAGCGTTACGCGAACGGAGATTTTAACCGGATGGCTGCGACGGGGATTTGCGAATTCATCCGCGAACACTTTCTCCCGGCAGGCTGCTCCAAATCTACGGAGTGCAGTGAACACTCAAAATCTACATAGACCACAACTCAGCCAAGCCGGGTCTATTTATGAAAATCCAAATCAAAAACAGATACACAGATGCCGTAGTTTTCGAGACTGACGCTGAATCAATTGGCGGCGCAGTTGCGGCTGCGATTGCAGCAAAAGCGGACCTCTGCGGCGCGGACCTCTGCGGCGCGGACCTCCGTAGCGCGGACCTCCGTAGCGCGGACCTCCGTAGCGCGGACCTCCGTAGCGCGGACCTCCGTAGCGCGGACCTCCGTAGCGCGGACCTCCGTAGCGCGGACCTCCGTAGCGCGGACCTCCGTAGCGCGGA